ATCTACTTTTAATATACTACTCATAATTATCTAGCCGTTGCCGGTACTCCATCTGTTCCTGAATTAGCTACCAATGGTTCTTCGGCAAATGCCATGTAGATATAATTTCCACCACTAGTATTCATACCACTATCAGTACCTCTTGGTTTAAATCCATTACTTAAAATATCCATAGAATAACCAGAAGCTTTATTTTCAGCAAAAGTTGCGTCTGCACTTGGATATTGTAATTGATTAGGATTCATTTGACCAAAGTTTTGACCTGCTGCTGTACCACTTCTTTTGTTATCTTTTATATACCAAGCAGCTGCAGCACCAGTTCTTTTGAACATAATAAAAGCAGGTTTAAATCCAGTGTAAATAAATGGTCCATCAGCATTTCCAATACCTGTGTAGCTTCCAAACTTGCTGTAGCCTTTTTTTTCTGCAAAACAGTAAGCTATGTAATCTCCACTTTCATTAACATAAGCTGAAGTGCTTAAAGAAAATACAGAAGAAGTTGGTTCTGTGTCATTCCATCTTGCAGTTGAAGTAGCAACTGCTGAATTTTCATTTAATGCTAAATATTTTGTTGCACCTAATGATGAATGATAAACTTGCCAATTTCCAGTTGAACCTAATCTTTTAACAAGTATCAAATTAGGTTTAACTCCTAAACCATGACCAACAGTTCTAACTGCATCTGCACCTGCGTATTTAACAATACTAAATCCTGCTGTTGTATTAACACTAACAGTTGAGTTTGTAGTACCATCTGTATTAGCTGAACCTGCTCCATTTGCTTTCCAGTTCCATGATGCGTAATTTCTACCAGAAGCATTTGAATTACCTGCTGAACCTGCAACAGTAAAACCATCTGAATCTAAACTTTGTTGATGAATAGTTCCATTTGCTGATTGAGCAGCAGTGCTATTTGACCTTATATTGTACATACCTCTTACAGCATCTACAAGTAAATGTTCTCCTGTACTTGTTCTATCTTTAATCCAGTTAAAATCTGGTTGAAAACCTACACCTGTAATAGCATTTGTTCCATTATTACCTGCGTACAGTTTAGTATTAAAGTATAAGCTAGGTTTTGGTATTGTTGAATAGGCCATAATTTTTATCCGTAAGTGTTAATGTTTTTAGTGTTTAATGCGTAATATCCTGATGGTACATCATATTCAAATAAAGATCCATTACCATTTGAACCTGCAGAAGATATAGCTGTTGTACCAAAATATCCATTACCGAAGTTTGCTTGAACTTCTCCAGTATTATATTGTTCTATCCATGGAGTAATAGAAGTACCTGCTGTCCAAGCTGCGTGTGCTTGATTTCCAGAAGCAGGATTTGCTGATTCAAACCATGAACCATTTTTACCCCACCAAAGTTTTCCTGCATCAACATCTACTGCAATCATAATTATATCTCCATTTGCATAACCTGAAACCCAACTTGTTGATTGAGTACCCAAAACCCATCTAGTTCCATTAGATTGAAGGGATACTGTATATGAAAAATTATGTTGGGGGTTAGTTGAAAGAGCCATGTGTGTTGAAATACTATCTGTAAACATAATACCTAAATCTGGCCAATCTGTAGCACTACCTTGAACACTTTTCATCTCCCAGTACCATTTTCCTGCTGCTGGACAAAGAGTTCCCATTGTAAATTGATTTGTGTTTGATCCAGGATCAAAATTAGTATTACCATCTTTAAGTGTCCAATCAACAACACCCAATACTTTAGAGGATAGTGGATTCCATGTAGCATGAACATTTGTTGGTGTATCAAGTGCTTGTCTACCATTACCATTAACTGTGAATGTATTTGAGTTACCAGAACTATCTGTACCAAGTGCACCAGAGTTTTCAAATTTTAACCAAAAACCATTATTACCCCAAGTAACACCAGATGGTTGTTTAAATTTCCAAATACCAGATGTTGAATCTGTTGAACCAAATACAGTTGGAGCTAATTGTTGTCCATCGACAAATGCAACATGGCTCATGTAACCATCAAAATGATTTTGTATTGCTGATACAAACCTTGCACCTACTATTGAAGTTGTACCTTTATTCCAATATACATCAGCATTTTGTGGTGGATATACTGCAGTTGCAAAAGAAGTTTCTTGTACTCCATTAACATAAATTTTAAATCTATTTGCTTCAGTTCCTTGTGTAGTATCCCAAGCAATAACTATATGATAAAAAGAACTAGGGTCTCTAAATACTCTATTAGTAATAAAATACACAGATTGAGAACCACCTATAGCACCATAAACACGAAGTGTTTCATTAAGGTATAAAGCAACACGATTACTACTATCTGTATGTCCACTAAAAACTGCAAGATTTGGAGCATCATTTACTTTTATCCAAGCAGAAAATGTGCCTATTTTATCGCTAGTTGCTGATGATTGTGTTCTGTTTAAATAACTTGTTGCCATAATATTATCCTAGTTGAAACTCATAGAGTTGTTAGCTCCAAATGTAAATGTTAAACTAAATGCTCTATCTGCTGTTTGACCTTCAGCATCTGTTGCTCTAATTGTAAAGTTAAAAGTTGTGTCAGCAGAAGCGCCTGATTCAGTACCTGTTAGTGTACTAGATCCTGATCCACTATTCAATGTAATTCCACCAGGTAACGATCCTGATTGTACAGCCATCCCTGTAGAATTTGTTGCTGTTAAAGTTATTGTTCCAATACTTGTTGCTCCTCCAAATGTTCCTAGTGTACCTGCTGCAGTTTGCCAAGCGGGTACGTCTGATACTGTTAATATAGCTCCAGTTTGAACTGCATTACCATCTGGATTCTCTACGTATAATTTGTAACTTGCATCAACTGAAATAGTAAATTTTGCTGTAATACTTGTAGCTGAAGTATATGTAACTTCATCCGCTATAAATTGTGCACCGGTAGTTGAGTTGATTGCTGTAACTAATGGAACGGATACAAAATTAGTTCCTGTAATAACAACTGCTGTTTGTGTATTTTCAATCGCTGAAGGACTGATACCTGTTACTGTTGGTCTTGTTTCTGTAACTAAAGTAATAGATCCACCTAATGCTACCGCATTACCATTAATTGTAATTTGTCCTGAACCTACTAAAGATGTGTTTGCAATGTTCTGAGTACCAGTTAGTGTTGCACCTGCAGGAATAGTTATAGTATCGCCACTATCTCCTAGCTGTACACCGGTCCCGGACCTTGGACTAATTTTATTTACTTTTACTTCACTCATAGTTTATTTATATATTTTCTTGTTCAGCTTTAAAAGTTGCATAGTCAGCTTTTATTTGATCTGTCCAAACTGCGTTACATACACCTTGAACTTCTGTGTTTTCTGATGTTATGTCTGCGTCTGGCATCAAAGCATGTCTATTATACTTTCTTGATAATTCTTCGCCATCTTCCATAATCACAATATCCGTTCTTACTTGAACGCATTTGTATTTTCCGACCACTTCGATTTTACCAATCAGTGTCTCTTTAGTTATTGCCATAGTTTATCTCCTTTGTTGTTAATCTGTTCTGTAAGTTAATGAACAATTCAAATAAGCATTTGCAACTGCATTATTTTGATATGATCGTACAGTTATGGTTGTTGAATTATCTCCTATAGAAGTTTTATAGCTATATCCAGTGTGACCATATTCCTGACCCATACCCATAGCATTACCACTTGCAATATTAGATTGAAAAGGTGCGTTAGTTATGTTGTAATAACTATTACTGGTTGAAGTAAGAACTGCTCCAAAATGAACTGTAACTACATTACCAATTTTTGTATAATAACCATAGTTACCAGAATTAACACTTACTGATGAATTACCTCCCCAAGTAGGTGTAAAAGTTCCTTCTTCGTAATCGTCTAAAGCATTTGCTGCTGCTGTGTCTCCATTAAAAGTTAATCCACCAGCTGATAACATTCTCATTCTTTCAGCATTAGAAGATAAAAATACTATATCACTAGCTGTGCTTGGACCAATTTGCGAAACAGTTCCAGCAGTTAAAATTCTAAAATTTGCATTAACACCATTAGAAAAATCAGCTTTTAAATTATCTCCTGCTTTTGTAACATTCATATCACCAGCAACACCAAGTGTTGAGCCGTCAAAAGTAAGATTAGCTTCTCCTGCTAAAGCATTTGCTCCTGTTACAGTTGGAATAGTATTATTTGTTGAACCTGATAAAGTTGTACCAGCTGCAGTTGAAGCAACGGTTAAAGTTTCATTACCGCCATCACTGCCTTCTGTTAAAGATATATTTGTACCTGCAACTAATTTACCATTTAAAAAACCTGCTGTTGTATCGTTAGAAGATACTTTTACTTTATCATTAGTATCTGTATCAAATCCTGTTGCGGTACCATTATTAGTAATAGTTGCACCTGCAGGAATAGTAATCGTATCACCTGAATCACCAACTTGTAAAGCTGTGCCTGATTGTGGTATTACTTTATCTACTTCTATTTGACTCATTATATAATTACCAATGTTCCTGTTACTGTAACATTACCTGAAACCGTTACCGGTCCTGCTAAAACTCCTGAGTCCATTGTTTGAACATCAGAAATTGTTGAAGCATGTGTTGTTACATAAGTTGTGGCTGTCATACTTGCAGACGGCGCACGTTTTGCGGGATATGTACAAAATACAGTTTTAGTTCCTGATGTAAAGTTTACTGCGTTATCAGAATTTGTTGACGAAATAATTGTAGTTCTTGAAAGAGTATCTGGCGATGCATCTGTTACAGTTCCAATACCTACTTCAAATTCATTTTTTCCATCATTTGAAATTGCATAGAATGTACTATTAGTAGTTCCTATTCCAGATACAAAGCTTTCGAAACCAACTTCTGCTCCGGCTAAACTGAACGTACCAGTCCCTGTCGTAGTAGATGTTTCCTTAACTCTGTCGTTGAGTACAAATGCCATTACTATTTCCTTTTAATTATTACGCGTCGCCAAGTCTAATGATTGCATTAGAAGAATTTGCAGTTGGAAACTGAACAACGAAATCACCGTTAGTTGCAGTTTTTGTTCCGCCAAAGTCTAATACTAATACAGCTTCATTACTTGAACCTTTATAAATCAATGCCCCTGTTGCAGATAACGTTACAGAACTAAAAGTAGAATCTGCAAAATCAACGAATGCAACATTACTTGCTATAGCAACACCATTATTAGTTAAAGTATTTCCACCTGCAGTATAGTTTGTTCCAGATGAAGAAACCTCATTGGAAGTAGTATAAGCAGTTGTTGAAGTACTAAAACCAGACTGTGTTGTATAAAGTGCTAATTTGAAAGTTGATCCACCAGATGAATCAAAATCAAACGTACCACCAAGTAGGTTTGTTTTAAAAGAGTCAGGTACTATATTTGCCATTTTTTATCTCCTTAGTATTTTGATGGTGATTCAGATTTTAAAGGAGTACGAATGGTTCCATCTTCCCATTCATCCCGGCGTCTTCGACCTTGTTGTTCGATCGCGTACGATTGTAAAGCTCTTTTAAAAGATCCTTCGTAGTATTGTAACATATCTGCGGGACCTTTCAAGTATCCATATGCTTCTACCAGACAAGCGTACAAAAGTAAATCTTGATATTTATTACTTGTGTAAGTTCCTTGAGTACTTCCTGGTGAAGCTGTTATTGAATCTGGTTGTTTTGTATAAGCTAAAGTTATTAAATTAGTGCTATTTGGAGTAGGGGCTACTACCCAATAATTAGCATCCCAATTACCATAATATTTAGGTAATCCAGAAGCTGTGTTTGGTGTATTATAATACTCAGCCATAAAACTTGTATCTCTTTTTTCTAAAAAAGTTTGTTTATTATTAGAATCTGTTAGTTGAACATATCTGATAAATCTTAAATCAGATGGTATTGTAACATATCGACTTCCAGCTGCTAAGTTTGAAGTAGCATAAAATCTATTATCATCAGAATCTGCATCTCTATAAATTCTATTTTCAGAATTTTTAATTATAGTATTTAAAATACCTGTAGTTAAAACATTACTATCAACTTCAGTATAATTTCTAATATCATCTTGTAAATTTGCTAGTGTATATGCCATTATGGTGTTAGAGTAACTGGTCCTGCAGTTACAAACATTCCTCCTGAATTTTCCGTTACAGTTGCATTACTTCCACAATTAAAACTATAACTATTTGTATCAATAATTGTTATACTAAATCCTGAACTATTTTCAAATAAAGAATACACCAGGCCTCCTGGGCTTCCATCTACATTTCTAAAAACAACAGTATCGTTTGTTGATCTTTTATGAGCAGGTTCTGTAACAGTTACAATAGAAGAACCTGAAGTTAAACTTAAAGGATTTCCCGGTAATAAATTTTCTGTTGCAGGTTCAACTCTTGCAGGTCTTGAATTCATTAAACCTTGAGGGTCACCTGTAAATCTTGTTGGTTGAATTTGTGGTTGCTTTGGTTCAAATTCTGAGTTGT